TAAAGTTGACATTGACCTATCACGAGACAATCTTTTCGATGAACTAGGTAGGCAACGACTTAAAGAAAGCTACATGAAGGATGATGAAGTATCTCCGCAAGAAAGATTCGCATTCGTATCAGCATCGTTCGCAAGCAATCAAGAACACGCTCAAAGACTGTATGAATACTCTAGTAAGCACTGGCTCAGCTATTCTACTCCTGTTCTATCTTTTGGTCGTTCTAAGCGCGGGTTGCCTATTAGCTGTTTTCTTAATTTTATGGATGATAGTGCAGAAGGTTTGGTCGATAATCTTTCAGAGACTAACTGGCTCTCGATGATGGGTGGTGGTGTTGGTGTTCATGTTGGTATTCGTAACAGCGATGACAAGTCCACTGGTGTTATGCCTCACTTGAAAATCTATGACGCTAGTTCATTGGCCTACCGTCAAGGACGTACACGCCGTGGTAGCTATGCTGCCTATCTCGACATTCACCACCCCGACATCATCCAGTTCTTGGAGATGCGTAAGCCCACTGGTGATCAGAACGTGCGTACATTGAACCTGCACCACGGTATCAACATCACCGATGAGTTCATGACCATCATTGAGCGATGCATGAAAGATGACAATGCTGACGACAGCTTCAACCTAGTCAACCCCGCTAATGGTGAAGTGGTTGAGGTGGTATCTGCTAAGTATTTGTGGCAGAAGATTCTTGAGTTGCGTATGCAGACTGGTGAACCCTACCTCATCTATATCGACACAGCTAACAAAGCTTTGCCATCTTGGTTGAAAGACAAAGGGTTGAAGATTAACGGCAGCAATCTCTGCACCGAAATCTTCTTGCCGACAAATGAAAAACGCACTGCCGTATGTTGCTTGTCTTCATTGAACTTGGAATACTATGATGAATGGAAAAAGAACAAGCAGTTTATCCTCGATGTTATGGAGATGCTTGATAATGTACTTCAATACTTTATTGACAATGCTCCAGACTCTATCGCCCGTGCTCGTTCTAGTGCGATGATGGAACGAAGCATTGGTGTTGGTACACTAGGCTTTCATGCTTTCTTGCAAAAGAAAGGTGTTGCCATTGACGGTGTAATAGCTAAGAGTTACAACAATGAAATCTTCAAACACATCCACAACCAATGCACGATTGGTGACGCTATCTTGGTTACGTCACGTGGCGAATGCCCTGATGCACATCTCAGTGGTATTCGTCGTCGCTTTAGTCATTGGACTGCTATTGCTCCCAATGCCAGCAGCAGCTTGATTATGGGCAATACGTCCCCATCAATCGAGCCTTATCGCGCTAATGTATTCCGTCAGGATACATTATCTGGTGCGTTCGTGTACAAGAATCGTTTCCTCAAAGCAGAGCTTGAGAAGCTTGGTATGGACGATGACGACACATGGGCATCCATCATCAGCAACGATGGCTCTATCCAGCATCTGGACGTGCCTGAGAAGCTGAAGGAAGTGTACAAGACAGCAATGGAGATTGATCAGCGCTGGTTGATTGAGCTTGCAGCAGATCGTCAGAAGTACATCGATCAGGGACAGTCGGTGAACCTGTTCTTCCCTGCTAACGTGTCTGTAAAGTATCTGCATAGCGTTCACTTTTTAGCGTGGCGCAGTGGGCTGAAGAGTCTGTACTATCTGCGTAGTGATAAGGTACGTAAAGCTGATAAAGTTGGTGCTCAGATTAAACGTCAGCGCATCGAAGATGAAATTGATTTGAAACAAATTGCAGATGGTGACACCTGCTTGGCTTGCGAATAAGGATAGATATGAAACATAAACTTGACCTAACAAAAGAGAGCGTAGTATTTCGCCCATTCTCCTTCCCTTGGGCGTATGACGCATGGCTACAACATGAGCAAAGTCACTGGTTGCATAGCGAAGTTCCTTTAACGGAAGATGTTAAAGACTACAAAGTTAAATTGTCCGAAAAAGAACGTGAATTTCTGACAAAGATTCTTCGTTTCTTTACACAAGGTGACTTGGATATCGGTGCCGCATACCATGACCATTACATTCCTTTGTTTAAAAACTCAGAAGTGCGAATGATGTTGAGTGGTTTTGCAGCGAGAGAAGCACTACACGTAGCAGCGTATTCACACCTGATTGAAACACTGGGCCTGCCTGAGTCAACCTACAATGAGTTCATGCAGTACGGTGAGATGGTTGAGAAGCATAAGTATTTTCAGAACTTAGATGGTATGCCTGTGTCTGAGAAGATTGCTGTCATCTCAGCATTCGGTGAAGGCATGCAGTTGTTCTCCAGCTTTGTTATGTTGTTGAACTTCATGCGTCACGGCAAGCTGAAGGGGCTTGGACAAATCATCGCTTGGAGTCAGACCGACGAGTCGATGCATGCTGATGGAATGATTAAGGTCTATCGTGAATACGTAAAGGAAAATCCAAATGATTCGTCGTCTGATCGCATTAAAGAGATTGCTAAGGAGATGGTTGATCTTGAAGACAAGTTCATTGATCTTGCTTTCGGTATGGTGGAAGTTGAAAACCTCACGAAAGAAGAAGTGAAACAGTACATTCGCTACATTGCTGATCGTCGCCTCATCTCGATGGGTATGAAAGGAATCTACAAGATTAAGAAGAATCCTTTACCGTGGGTTGATGGCATGTTGGGTGTGTCGCACACTTCGTTCTTTGAGCAGAAGGTGACAGACTATAGCAAGGGTGCTCAGACTGGTACGTGGGATGATGTGTGGGGGAGGGCAGCATGATTGATAACGAACAATCTTATGAGTCAATCATTGCTGAAATAAAGGCAATGGCTAAGAGGGCTGGCACAGAAGGATACAACGAATATGGTGTTCCTCTACATGCTTGTCATGGTTATCGACACGATGCCCATTATTGGGCGTGGGTGGTTGCATGAGAAACTTCACCGTCAGCTATAGCAGTCAAAGCAACGTCTTCAAAGGTGTGTTGCATGTCAAAGCAAACACAATCTCTGAAGCACAAGACAAGTTCTTGGAGTGGCTACGTGAACAACCTAGCTATGCACATCTTTGGCAACTCACTTTTGAATTTACAGAAATAGGAACAAGTCTATGATGGTTATCAACTTACGACAAGGCATCGGCTTTGACATTGAATACAACGAAGACATCTGTCACATCGTTGACACTGGTGAAAAGCATGAAACGTTGCATTCCTACAACGGCATCATCATATTGCTGCCCTTCATCAAAATATACATCGGTGAGTTCGACCAAGTTGGTGAACTAATACCGGACAAGAAGAATGATTGAGGTTATCATCACGGGCGACATGCTCGTCACTGCCCGAGACAAGGCGGCAGAGATGGGCAGGCTGCGTAACAGCATCATCAGTGGGGCAGGCAACTTAGCTGGCTTCTTAGGTGAAGCTGTTGCTCAACAGGTCATGGGGGGTGTACTCGCTAACACCTACGACTATGACCTCATCCTGTGCAATGGCAAGACAGTGGATGTGAAAACTAAGCAGACCTCTGTTAAGCCATTAGAAACCTATGAGTGTTCTATTGCTGCGTTGAATACAACACAAGAGTGTGACTACTATGCGTTCATAAGAGTTAAGAACGACTTCAGTGTGGGTTGGTTCTTGGGTGTGTACGAAAAACAACAATACATGCTTGACGCAAAGTACCTAACTAAGGGTACAATCGATAGTGACAATGGCTATGTAGTTAAGAGCGATTGTTACAACCTTCCTATCCACCAACTAAAGGAGCATACCTATGCCACCCGTTAACACTGCTACTATCATCTTCACCGACAACAACGATGGAGGTCTTGAGATGCAAATCTTGTTCGACCCTGAACCAGTCAACAAAGAAAGCAACGCACACATCGCTGCTGTGTTGGCCTACCAATACGTTGCAGAGAAAGTTAATGAGGCCGATGAAGATGAACCAGCCTGAACAACCTATCAAACGCACCACTGTCACCACGACAGACATGCAGCAGAAGACTAAGAAGGTGGAGTATTTTGTGGTGCCTGACACAACAACAACGATCTGCTTCATGCATCTACACTGTGGCTTCCTCATCATGGGTAAGAGTGCCTGTGTAGACCCTGCTAAGTTCAACACAGCCCTTGGTGAGAAGTATGCCTACGAGGATGCAATCAACAAGATGTGGGAGCTAGAAGGCTATCTGCTTAGCAACGAAATCTATGGAGACAATAATGCAACAGTTTAAACGACCACAACATTTGCTGCGTATCCAGTTTGACAAGGGCTACTACGCCTTCAGTCGTGGCTGGCTTACCAACAGCTATGACCCATCTAGCTTGGCTGGTATGGAATGGGAGCGTGGCTTTAACGCTGCCTACTTTGACAACCTTGCGAGGCTTACCAAATGACAACGTTCAATCGTCTTCATAACATGCGTAACCCGAATCAGGGCAAGGCTAAGAAGGTGCTGTGTGTCTGTTCTGCTGGACTGCTGCGTAGCCCTACACTGGCGTGGATATTGTCTAACGAACCCTTCAACTACAACACTCGTGCCGTTGGTACATCCAGTGAGTATGCATTGATTGTGCTTGATGAAGTGCAGCTACAATGGGCTGATGTTGTGGTGTTTGTAGATGAAGACAACCATGCCATTGCAAGGTATGAACATGCTGAGTTGATCGACAATATGGAGCATCATGTGTTGAAGATTCCTGACATGTTTCAGTTCAGACATCCCAAGCTTGTAGAGGCTGCAACACAGCAGTTGAAAGAAGCGTTCAAGATGTAACTCGGTCTGCCAAACAAAAAGGGGTAGCTATAACGGCTACCCCTTTCTTATTGTCGGTACTTATCACCGACGACTTGCTAGTCCACCCTTTGCCAGCTTTGGCACAAACTTCCTCACCTCATCCAATGGTTTAGTTCGCTTAGCTTCATCAGTGGCTTTAGAGATTGCAGGCTCCGACTGTTGAAACTTCTTCAGCTTGTCTGTAAGTTCATACAGATTCTGTGCTTTCTGCTTAGCTCCACCAGCATCCAAGATGTCAGCGACTTCACGCATCTGTCGCTGAATACCTGAATAGTCTGCGAAGTTGTTGATGGCAGCTTGATACTGTTGACCAAGACCAGTCTTCGTAGATGTTCCAGCAGCCATATCAATATAACTATTCATCAAATCTTTAATACCACCGTATGCCATATACGCAAGCTTCATCTTTTCTTTAGGGTCTGGTGTTGTACGAGCAAGCTTCATGTACTCAGATATAACTTCTTCATTTCCTTTGGTTGTCTCACGCAACAACCCTCTATTTTGTATACGATTGCGCTCTGAAAGCTTTGCATATTCTGAAGTAGTACCATCTTCTTTGGTCAACTTGCGATCTGTTAAGTTAAGAACTTTTGTAACATCCTCTTCACCACTACGCAGCTTGGCATTCTTACCCTTAACAATCAGCTTCTCAGCCTCCAACATCATGTCTTCAGTTTCCAAGAAACCAGCACGAGGTAGACCGATTGGACGAACAACACCGGGTGCGCCAGTGACAGCGCGAAGGATAGTGTTCATGTCTTTCTTGTCATACTTCTCAGGAGCCATGTTGATTTTGTTGAACACATAATCAGCGTATGGAATCTCAGTGACAACATAGTTCTTTGGATTTGTTCCACCAAACGGTCTACCTCTAAAACCAAGATTCAAATCCCTAGTGAACGATGGAGCACCTACATACATTTCTGAGTGAAATTTATCTAGCTTAGTCGGGTCTACAAAACCTGTCTTCTTTAAGGTGTTAATGTCTTCTGTAACACCTTGACCGTGGAACAGCTTCACAGGTGGTACATCCTTATACTTCTCACGCAATGTTTCAAGACGCTTCTGATATTGGGATGCCAACTTTGTTGCGTCATTAAGTGCTGCCGGGTCTTTCGGATTTAACTCGACACCACGAGAGTACCGATACTCACCCAACATCACACCCAACACTTCGTCATCAATTGCTGCAAACTTATCACTGTTGCGTAACTTGAAGAAGCTGTCTTCGCGTGTCTCTTTAATGGCGGCAATTGCCTTATTACGAGCACTGACACTGAAGTTTCCTGTAACAGCATTGGTATCACCAGACAAATACTTAGGATCAACACCGTACTCGTCAGCAACTGGTTCAACCTTCTTAACTACAGCCTTGCCACCAACACTGACAGGATTACCATCCATGTCATATTCAACTTCATCTACCAAAGACTCAGCGGCTTCATCGGTCTTCTTAGCAAATGGTGCTGGAGGAATCTCAGAAGACTTCAGTCCTTTAGCTTGAGCAGTGAAGCTATGCAGAGTGTTCTCATAGTCTTCAGGGCTGGCAACTTTCCAACTCTTCAACTGTGAAGGTGTATATGATTCCAACATCATCTCTTCACCCATGATGTAGTCTTCATCAGCAAAGGCTTTAGAGGGTGTTGGTGTATCAGCAATTGGTTCAGGAAGCATAGGAGCCTCCATTGTCTTTGCTGGTAGGGTAGGTAGGGCTTGCTCTGTTGGTGCTACTGTCGGGGCTGTGACAGCCTTTGGTGCAGCGCTAGGCAACACAGGCTTCTTACCCATCAGCATGTTAGCTGTCTGATCGATGGCGGGTGAGGTTGTACCGAGTTCTTTGTTGATGATGGCATCGATTGCTGCATTGTCAGCGGCGGGTGTGGGAGTTGGTGTCAAGCTTTTGAGTTTGCTTGTAACAGAATCAACGGCTTCACCAGCAAGTTTCTTACCCACAACCTTGGCAGCAAGACCACCTTTAGCAAAGGCTAAATTACCCAACATAGCTTCATACTTATCGACAGCGCGATAGTCTTTAGCTTCTTCAAGAGTTACACCTTCGTTGTCTTTGGCATAACGCTCATTAATAACCTTACGCTGATCAGCAGACAACTTGTCAAATCGCATCTTCTTAACACGAGTGAGGTCTTCACTCATGAACTTACCGTCTGTCTTGTCACGAGCAATACCTGTAACATCACGAACAACATTGGTCAGAGCCAGCTTCTGTTCAGTTGGTGACAAAGCTTTGTATCTGTCGTTAGCCATTGTCCTATCAATGGCAGCAACCACCATAGGGTTGGCGCTCTCAACAAAGGCACGATCATACAATCTGTCACCAGACGAAGGACCATACAGTTTGAAAGGGTCAATACCCAGACGAACAATCTCTTTTTCAGCAGGAGTCTTGTTAGGAGTTTCTCTAACACCAATCAAGCTGTTGAAGAATTCACCTTCTTTGTACACTGGTCCTTCACGCAAACGAGGGATGGCTTCAGGCAACTCTTCCTTCAATACAGGCAGCTTAGACTGCACACGATTGGCAGCAGCCTCTAATAATCTAGCACCACCACCTTCAGCGGTCAACACGTTAGGGTCACGCTGAATAGCACCTTCTTCACGGAACAGATCGAAGAATTCGTAAGCGCTTTTAAACACAAATGGTTGAGCAAAACGTGCAGTGAAGTCACCAAGAACTTTACCGACAGCCACTTCTAATTTATCAGCTTCTTTCTCAGAAGAGAATGCGGCAAACACTTGATCAAGAAATTGATTCTGTGTGCCAGCAGGCATCTTCATACCGACAACAGCTTCCAATGCTTCAGCAGTCTTTGGCTCAAGACCAAGCTTACGCTTAGCCATGAAGTCAGCAACAGCCAGTGTTGGACCCAACGGGAAGATGGCACGAGTGTCGATGGTGGAGCCATCGTCGTTCTTCATGTTGTACCACTCAGTGTCTTGGTTGTTCATGCGGTAGTCGTAGGCAGCAGCCAAAGCAGCAGTACCAACAACACCCTTGGCAATGTTCTCTTGACCTTTACGGATGAGAGCATCACCACCCGAAGAGCCAGCAGCTTTTAATAATGCACCATTAGCCAAGTCTTCAGCACCTGATAATGCACCGAAGACGCTATAGCGATATTGGAAGGCAATGGCGTTCGACATGAAACGTGGGAATGTAGCAAGCAAGCTACCACCGGGGAACTCAGCAGCTTTAACGAACAAGTTACCAGCAGCTTCAGCACCAGCTTCAAAGGTTTGAATACCTTTCTTCTGTGCCTTTGGTGTGTAGGAGAACGTAGCCTTCAACGTTTCATCAGCAGCTTCTTTCAATACCGATGCAGGGATTGTCTTGCCCTCAGCAATCACTTCATACATGTCAAGACCAGCACGGCGCATGTGCTTCTCAACTGAAGCGTTGAAGATGGCTTTGCGGAAGAAAGCATCCTGTGCCACGTTCAGAGTGTTGAAGACCTGTGCAGCTTTGGAGATTTCCTTAGTGGAACTTTCCTGTGTTGCACTCAAGATGTTGCTACGAAGGGCAGGGTTGTGTTGCAACAAAGTGTCAGTGACTTCTGTAGACAAACCACCCTTAGCCATATATCCATACACACCAAAGGCATCACGCATGGTGTCGCCAAGGCTGTTCTTTGCAGTTTCAATACGCTTACCGCTGGCAGCACCGTCCATAGTTCTACCGACAGTGTACAAAGCGCCTTCAATCAATGAAGCAGCGGAGTTGTATGTCAGACCAACAGATGTACCAATGACGTTACGAACAGTGGTGCCGATACCTGAAACAATCCAAGCCTTGGACTCACGCTCAAGTGTCTGAATACCCTGACCCAAACGACCAAGTGCTGAAACATACTCGTCAGGCTTTTCAAACAAAGCATCAACTTGCTTCTTGAATTCTGGATCAATCTCTGACATGCGCTTCAACACCTTTGAAGCAGCAGAGTATTGCTGCATCACCTGAGCAGCTTCTGTCACTGTCAGTTTGTTAGCAGCAGCAAATTCATCAGGGGTCAGCCCTTCTTTACGGATGGCCTGTTCAAGCAATGCATCGTCAATGTTGTCCAACTGAGAGAACACTTCAGCAATGGCTGTGCTTGTCTTCTGGTTAGGACGCAGACGGAATGTAGGGTCTTGTTCAATGACGTGCAACGCTACACGTACAGCACGAGCAGACAAGTCTTTCTGAATCTTTGCATCAGTCAATGCCGATGCTGGATTAACTTCATTCAATACCTGACGACCTTGAATGTTCATGAACTCTTCGACGACAGTGTCCATGTTCTGTGCGACAGGATCGGTCAGTACACGTTCAACCTTTGTTGGTGGTGCGTTAGGATCGGTAGGGGTTTTGATCTTGTCTTTGAGAATATCATTGAGTTGTTCAGCACCAGACCTACCGCCTTTAGCTTTCATGATACCGGCAGCTTCAACACCACCAAATGCAGCAGAGAACAATCCAGCAACAGCAACAGCGGTGTTGTCAAACTCTTTAGGAGCAACACCAAGATCGGGACGTTGTTCAGCCAACACCTGTGATGTAGCAACCTGTGCTTTCTGTTCAACAGCAGCTTGACCAGCGCCAATGACAGCTTCAGTGCCTACAACACCAAGACCAGCCTTCAAAGGTGTAACAGTCATTGCTTGAGCAAGCTTAGCTTTGACACCTGTCTCAGCAACCTCACCCAATGCAGCGCGAGTGGCAGCTTTAGTTGTTTCTTTAGCAGCCATCTTCTTCAAACCAGCACCAACACCAAGACCAACATAGTTGGTTAAGTCTGTGAAGGCTGATGTTACCGCTTCAACGTATGGACGAGCACCGGGTTGACCACCCTCTTCCAACGCACTCTTTGTTCGTTCAAACACAAGCTTACCCAATGCCAACTTCTCTTTGTCGGGCATAGGAGAGTTACGAAGCTGATTCAAATATGCAATGTTACTGAAGGTGTTCCACTCATCAGCACGAGCACTGGACATGAATTGATTCGACAACTCCACGCCGCTGATGCCTTCAACTTTCTTGCCTGTGCGAATCTCCAGAAACTGTTTCTGAATATCTTGAAGGCTAGGATTGGTTGTTAAGTCATTCCATGTAAGCTCATTACCTTTTTCATCTCGACCTGAGATGGCAACAGCTTGAGCCTTCTTTAGTTCGGTGGCACGTTGACGAGGCGAAACAAAGGCAGGCTTTGTCAGGTCTTCGGTGGGTGTAGGTTGTGTAGATGCTTGCGGTGCAGCAGATTCATCTAAGAACTTGATAGTTGGTTTCTGTTCTTCATCCAAGAATTTGATAGCCATTATTATTGAACCTCTGCTGGTCGTCCATTGATTGTAATCTTAGTGCCTTTGGGTAGCTTAGCTGCCTCAGCTTCTGCCACGCTATTAAAACTTCTAACTGAAGCAGCGGCGGGTGCAGGTGTTGCTGGTGTAGCAGGTGTAGCACCACTGTCTGTTCTAACAACAGAAGGAACAACAGAGGTGTACGAGTTCATTACCGATGCAACATCGCGGTTAAATGGTTGACCCTTAGCATCTGTATACAACGACAAGGCGTTCTTCGCTGCGGTGGCCTGTGTCTCCAAGATTTGACGACGAAGAGTTTCATTATCACCGATGTAGTCGATACCAACACTACCGTCAGCCTTCTCAACAATGGCAAGCTGTTTAGTCTTAATCAAGTCACCATGCTTAGCCGCAACAGCACGAGCAACAGCAGCAGAAGTAAAGGTGTTCAATGTACCCAATGCAGGAATCTTACCTTCGCCTTCACCATCTTTAGTAACCTTCTTAGCCAATGCTTCGGCACGTACATCGGCCATGAGTTTGTCGTATTCAGGCTTGGCAGCTTTGCGTTCTTCAGTAGTACCAAACATGTAGCGATTCTTAATGTCAGCAACTTTGTTAGAGAACTGTTGTTGTTCAGATGTCAGTGTTTCTTTGATCTTGCCAAATATCATAACGTCAGCTTTTGCCACGTTAATGGCGTTAATATCACCACTCTGTTCAGCTTTCAGCAAAGCAAGCTTAGCGTCTTTCTCACGCTCGTCATAGCCTTTTTCTTTCTGAAACGCTCCCATGTTAAACTCAGCACCAGCATCAAACTCAGGACGTTTAAACCCTTCAGCGGCACGAAGCTTCTCAAGAGAAACACCCATAGCTTTTGCAGTTTGTTCTTCGGCTCTGGTGCCTGCGCGATCAGACGCACCCTTCCTAATCCTAGCAAAGAAGTTGGTGTCTTTATCGAGAGTGCCTTCAGCTCGTCGAGCAGACGCAGACACGGCAGGGATTTCTGTATACGCTTTCAGCATATCCATAGCTGTTGTATTAGATGCATTATCTTCTTTAATCTTAACTACATCACCAACTTTAAAGGTTGCAGGATTTGCCTTAGCCGCTTCAATTGCCATAGACATATACGTCTTGTTAGTGGCAGCAGCAAACAGTTCGGCTTCAGTGGCGTTACTATCAAATGTGCGTAAGACTTTAATGTTATCAGACACTTCACTTTCAAGCTTTCTATTCTCAGCCATTACCTTGTCGTAGTTTTCTTTCAAAGCTTTAACGCCGTACACACCAACCTTAGACGCTTCTTCTTCGTCTTTCCTAAGAGTGTCTACAACGGCTTCAGCGGCACCAGCCGCAAATGAACTAAATTTGAATCCCATTACATACTCTCCATCTTCTTAGGCTTACGAGCCATCAAACCCGAAAGCTCTACTTTAGGTTCAACAACTTCTTCAACAACATCAGAGGATGCTTTCTTCATTGCTTGTTTTATTACACGATCAGGAATAGTACCAGCGTTTTCGTCATCTTCAAAAACTTGATATTTAACACCATGTATTTCAGCAGTGGTCTTTAGCATTTCAACAATAACTGGAATCACTAGGATGCCTGTATCAATGGTGTGAATACCAGAAGCTACACCAGACAACATCATTCCATTAGCCAATGCAGCCAACGGCACACCAGTCTCAATTGCGTCGAGAGTGGAGTTGATCATACCAGCAGACGATAGGTTGGTGACGTATCCTTGAGCAACTTCATTCACTGTAACAAACTTAGGTGGTGTAGACCAAGGACGACTCTTAGGTTCTGCTGTCCACGAAATACCGGGTGGTACAGGTTTGATAACATCAGCGGGACTAAGCTTAGCCATTCTTCATTTCCTCTCGTGATTGTCGAATACTTTGTACAAAGCTGGCAACAATGTCCAACTGAGTTTGCTGAGAAGATGTAGAAGGCTTTGTTGGTGCTAACAACCCTTTAGCTTCTTTGCTTTTCTTAGCTCCTTTTTCTTTAGAAGAAATTAGAGCTTCGATTTTATTCATGTAGTTTTTGATGTGTTGCATTTAATTCTTTCAACCAATGATACCTTTGATAGTGTCCCAGTTCTTTACACCTTCAATGAACAACTTACCCCAAGCCGAACTACTTTCACCGTCAGTTTTAATGTTCTGAACATCTTTTGCAACAGACGCAATTGCCAAATTAGCAATACGATCTTTACCGCTTTCACCAGTCTTCCAAGACATCTCTAACAAATCTCGATAAGTCTGACTCTGCTGTGCATATGCAGAAGCTGACAAGTCTGTAGCGTTCTTGGCATTGACAGCATTGGCTGCATTAACAGAAGCAGTGTTTGCCGTAGACACTTCAGCCAACAACCTAGCATTAGCTACGTTAATCTCTGTAGACATTTTAGCATTGAAGTCTGCTCTGTCATTAGCTTCCTGAGCATTGAATTTAATCAACTCGTTGGAAGCATCCATGTTAGCAACAGCTATCTTGTTCTTCTCAGAAGCAGAGAACTGTTGAGCAGTGAGAGACAGTGTTGCATTAATCTTATCAACTTCGATTGCATTGGTTGCGTTTGTCAACGAGGCAGCATTCTTAGCAGCAGCATCGGACAAAATAGATTGTGCAATTTGTTGACTCTGCACCACGGCCATCTGTTGTTTATTGTCTAAGTTTTTAAGATCGGTAGCCAAGAAAGCCTGAGCATTCTGCACAGCGGCTTGTTGACGATTGTTCAAGTTTGTCATGTCCATTGTAGCAATGGTGGCAGCGTTGGCAATTGCTGTTTGCTGTGCAGCATTCAAGTTGGAAATACCAATGTCCTTCATCAACTGTGAATTGTTCAATGCGGCAGTTTGTGCAGCAGTGAAGGTCATATTGTTATTCTCAGCAATACGTGTGGAGTTCAACACAGCAGCTTGTTGCTTGTTGTCTAATATCTTACCCTGACGGGCAGCTTCAATCTGAGCATTAGCCAAAGCAGTTTGCTGACGATTGGAGGCATTAGAGATATCAACCTGCACAGCCATAGAACTGTTATGCAAAGCAGCCTGTTGAATGTTGTTAAGGTTGATGTTGGCTTGTTCAGCATAACGAGCAGCATTAACTACAGCGGCTTGCTGTTGGTTAGACAAGTTCTGTCCCTGCAACGTAGCTCTAATCTGCGTGTTAGCCAACATTGTCTGTTGCATATTAGACAGGTTCTGACTCTGAAGAGCGAACGAGTTGGTGGCATTAGTCAGACGAGCTTGCTGTTCATTAGACAGGTTCTGCAAAGACAACCCTTGCTGAGCAGCAGCATTAGCCAATGATACTTGCTGGCGATTGTTAAGGTTCTGCATACCCATCTGCTGGAACACTTGAGCGTCCTGTGCAGCAATAGGCAGGGCACTCTCCATAGCAGCTTGGAAGATGGCTGTAGCAGCCATAGAGCTACCACCCAAACCCCGAGAGGCCATAGCAGCGTTAGCGGCACGAATAGCGCCAGCAGCCCATGCTGGAGTTGCACCATCGTTAAAGCTATTCATCAACTGTGTAAGTTGACCCTGCACTGTAGACTGTGCATCCACATTACCCTGTGCAGCAGCAGCCAGAGTACCATCATCAACTGTAAACTTCTCAAGACGAGCAGCAACAACTGTAGCGTCAGGTGCAAGCCCTTCAGCGGTGATGGCCGTAGCCTGTGCCATGTCTGCTTCAGCAATCTGTGCAGGTCTGACCAACTCATTAGCTTGCACAACACCTGTAGCCGCCTGTACAGCGGTGGGGGCAGCAGCTTGTGCAGCTTCAGCAGTAACAGCAGGCATATCCGTTTGAGCAGTGACGAGTTCACCAGCTTCTGTAGTTCTAGTACCAGCAACAACAGGAGCGATGAATTCAGCACCAACCTCTTGGGCAGTGGCTAATGCGCCCTGCGACAATGTGCCTTGCTGTGCAGCCACCTGTGCTTGATCAGAGACAGTGCCTTGTGCAGCGCTCAAACCACCTGTTGTAACCTCTCTACCCCAATCCATATCATCGGGCATTGGAATGCTTGTGGGTTGACCAAGCTGCATCTTCGACACATTAAGGGCGTCATCTAGGTCAATCTTCCCGTCACGATTCCAGTCATACTTCTTCAAAGCCTCTGGTGTTGCTGGTGTTAAACCAACCACTATCTTCAACGCATCTTTTGCGTCAGATTCTTGGGGAAGAGGATTCTTCTTAGTAATACCTTCGTAAATAGATTTAATGTCCGCTGTTGTGGCAGTGGTTGTGGCGTTTGTTGTCTTAACAGCGGTGGGGGCAGTGACACCCTGTGCTACTGCGGCAGGAGCAGCAGTGGCGGTAGTGGTCGGACCAGCAAGAGTGGCCTGTGCTGTCATACCGGGGGCCATTGCAGTTTGTGCTGCCGTATAACCGGGAGCAGTTGTCATCGAAGGTGCGTTAGGTGAAGCGCCTGTGATGGCGCTAAGGTCTGTTGTGGTACTACTACCCGGCTCTATTGGTGAAGGTGGTCCTACGAAAGCTTGCCGTGCAGGTGGTGCTGAAGGGTCTACAAAATCGGATTGTGATGGAGACCGGGGAAGTACATATCCTGCTGGTAAAACATCTCCACCAACTTGATACTTCTTCACCGGAGCCTTAGCGACAATACCACCCTTAGCCATGCGTGTAGCAAACTTGTCTGTAATGGTGGCATACTTCATACCCAATGCTGGTGAGCTATTGAGGAAGTCGTCGAAGCCCTGCATAGGGCCGTCATAACCAAGTTTACGGGCTACGATTTCTTTTTGTTTTGCTGTAAAGCTTTCAGCCATATGTTTTCCTATTATGCCACGATACCGGGCAGATATACAGTTCTACCATTTTGTTTCACTGCTGTCATCACTTGTCGTTTCAGGTTGTTACTGTCATATGAGACATGCACCCAACCACTATCAGGCACACCTTGTGTATAGAACTCAAGAATCAATTGTGTATAATCAAAGTTGTCTGCAATGTATTGTGCAAGGTCTGCATTAGCAACACCGGGAATCTCAATGTCAGCAGCTTGTCCTTTGCAGTGATCGCTAGTACGACTACCACCAACAGCAGCATTAACATCAGGGCTACGATAACCACTATTAACTTTAATACCAACACCATATACATCACGTAATGGTTGCAATACTTGTTCACACAGCGTGGTCAAGTTCTGCACAACTTCATCACTGTGTGGTGTGTTGTCCATGTCTCGACGTGAAGCAGTCTCACTCTTAATCATTTCATGCAAAGAGAAGTTCTTAGTCAGCATTGTCATTTTGTTTCCTTAGTTGTAGGCCAAGCATCTCTCAGGGCTTTTGCATCAACTGCGTGTCCGTCAGCGAGTCTTGCCATTTCTTCAAGAGCAACTGTACACTCTCCGAATACGGACGTTGAGGTTGTGGCGTAGTCTCTAACGGCGGGGCAGGTAGCTGTAACAATGGCGGCGGTGGCACGGTTGGCTTCGATGCGCACCCTGTGAAGCTCAATACGAGCAGCATCGGTAGCAAGAGCATTCTTGCGAATTTGTTGTTGAGCAGCCTTGAGAGCATCATCTTTTTGTCCTTGTAAACGTTTAGATTCTTCAGCAACCTGAACAGTGGCAGCAACCACAGCAGCAGCATTGGTTGCTTCCATCTCAGCAATCTTAGCGTCCATGCGCCAGCCCTGAACAGCAAAGCCGCCAACAAAGGCGGCGGCAGCTATAACAGCAGTAATGTAGGTCACAGCATTGGTCCTTGTTGACGAGGCATAGGTGGTGGTGGCATGTGCTTAGGTGCGTCTGTCATCTTACCACGAACATACGCTGTAGCAGCCATAAATGCAACAACAACTGTACCCATTGATGCAGAGAATGTTGCGACCAAGCTCATTATCATCGTCACCTTTGCAGGCTCTACAAGGTCTGATACTAAATAAACAATGAGAACGAAAGGAAGGAACAATGCCATCCAAGCCATAATGCGTTGCTGATCTGCAAGCTTGTCCATGTTGTCAATTTGCAACATCTTCTCACTGCGGTCAAGCTCTTCGTCTGTTACGGTTCCATCATGGTTCATATCAAACTGATTGTAAGCGGAATGTTCTTGTAACTGCTTAGTCATAACCTGTCCCTGAACAATGAATAAACTACAGCGGCAAAGTAAATAGAGAAAGCTAATGCAATAATTAAACAACTATTCCAAAAGATTGTTGCCATCCTCTCAGCCTTCTTTAGCTTCAACATTGCTGCTTCTCTTTTGTCTGCCTCACGCTTACGTGCCGCTTCAGCTTGAAACTTAAGCCAATCGTCCCATAGTCCACCACGCCCGTGATAAACCATCATACGTTTCAACTCAGCCTCTTGTGTCTTTAGCTGCTCAAGCGCTGCAAATTCTTCTAAGGCATTCTTGCCACCCTCGTTCACCTTGCGTTGTATAGCAGACTTACTATCAAAGTATTTGAATAGAGACTGACCAGCAGCAAAGATGTCTCCACCATTACTAACTGTTTCCTTAATGACAGCAAAGGCTGCGTTGGCAATAGCCAGTTCAGCCAGCATTAACGCAGCAACCTTTCACCAATAAAGGTGAGGAAGCCTCCAAAGATTGAAGCGATGGTCATGCCCATCCAGAAACCACCCTTGCTTTGATTAGCAAGCTGTAGTAGTTCTTTGATGTCAGCGTCCATGCTATCAACCTTTCGTGTAAGGTTGTCAACGGTGCTGATTAGCTTTCCATATTCTATAGGGTCGATGTTCGCCATCACTCACCCCAAGGTGTACCAGTGGCTGTCACAGGGTTCTTCTGCAACTCAATGTTCTGAGCCAGAGCAGCTTCGGTGGCATCTTTTGACACACCGCTGTCCCAGACCCACTGAAGCACTTCTGCTTCTGTAACGTCTGCGTAAGGCACGGTAGGACTGCCATCAGCCCATGAGCAGGTTGAATAGATGGAGGCTGTGTAGTCTCCGTCCACAGCATTGCATTGCCAGTGAGCACAGTTTATAAAGCCTGTTGCCACATCGTAGTTTGTGGTGGAGATCGTCCAGTTGTAGATGGTCATGATGAGTCCTTTCGGTGGGTTAAGATTTGGCGTAAGCGCCGTGATACAAAGAGCGTGCTTCTGCGGCAAACAAACCAGCCAACTCCAAGTCTTTGAAGTATTGCTGAACAACAGTCTTGCCGTTCTTCATTACACGCACAACCCATGCTTTACTTTTTCTGTGCCAAGACACACCGGGATAACCTGATGTATTGCTTGCCAAGGCGTTGCGGTTGCACTGGTTCTCGCTGCGTGTAGCTGGTCGTAGATTCTCAATGCGGTTATCAGCACGGTCGCCGTTGATGTGGTCAACCTCTGGAGGCAGATAGCCGTAGTGCAGCATGAAGATCAAACGGTGCGACTTGTGAACCTTGCCACGCCATGTGATGTGACGATAGCCCGTCTTGTGGATTGAACCAGCAGGTTTGTCCATCATGTGCTGTTTGTTTGGATGGCTTACGCCTTTCCAGTACAAGTACCCATCAAGGTACGCAAAGCAGTCTGTTACGTCTTGTTGAGTAATCATGTTAAGCAACCATTAAAGCGCCAGCAAGAACATACAAATCACCTGCTGCCAAACCCGCAGAGGATGTGGGCAGGTTTTGAATATTGACTCTAGTGGTGGTGGTTGAGTGATTCCACTTGACAGTAAATCCGTTGGATGCACCAGAAATTTGTGCGCCAAAAATATCTCTGTCAGCACCAGACGCAACTGTTGCGTTAATTCTGAATGAGGTTGTTGTATTGCCAGCGACAAGGTTTCCATCAGAAGTTAGGGTTAACGCCTGAGTGAAGCTAATAGCGTCACCTGCTGTGCCGGAGGGGGCGGTAGACCAAATATGTCTGCCCACAGCGGATTCGTATAGCGTTGCTTCTTGGCTGCTGACTTTGTATCTAAATGCGTCTCCAGATGAGGTGTAGTAGACATTTGAGCCTAAGTACACTCCAGCAGTGCGTAATGTTGAACCTCCAAACAAAGACCCATTTCCAGCAATGTCAAAAGAAACGCCAGTAAAACTCCAAGCACTCGGAGTAACCCCCAAGCCGAGGTTGCCGCCGTTGGGCTGAAGAATTAAATCTTTGTACCCAGTGCCGTTGTGTACGGCTTGAATGTATCCGGTGTTTGCAGTGGTGTTGTAACCAACGTGTAGTTGCTTGCCAGTTGCAACAGACGCCTCTCCAATAATTAACTGTGGGGTAAAATAATCGGCGCTTGCTGCGGTTACTTGTAACTTAGACGCTGGCGAACTCGTCCCAATACCCAGACCTGTGCTGGTCAGGCGCATTTGTTCGGCAGCATTGGCCCCAAAAATCAATGCACTGCTTGGCTCCCAATTCCACAAATATGCTTCAGACCCAGTTCCGTTAATCCTGAGCAGCAAACCATCAGTTGCGCCTGTGCCCGTGGTTGTAGTGGTGAGTTTGAAGTCAGAATCACCAGCGTTGTTGACTCCGAGAACAGAACCTGTAAACGTTAGCGCAGACCCAGTGGTCAGGACTTTGGAGCCGTTGAGGTAGGCCACGCCGTTGGCTGTGCCGCCTGAGAGGGTAGTTGCACCGGACAGTGTAAGCGCTTCAGCCGTGATGGTGCCAGTTAGAGTTGGTGCAGCAGACATGACAACGTTGCCCGTGCCTGTGATGGCGTTGCTCACAAGCCCTTTAGAGCCGTCAGAGAACACAGCACGAGAAGCTGTCAACGAAGACACAATAGGTTGTGCTGTAAATGTTGCAACGCCTGTAACACCCAATGTACCGGAAAGTGTAGCGTTCTCACCACCAACAGTACCAGTGAGTGTTGGCGAAGTTGACATGACAACGTTGCCTGTGCCAGTAATTGCATTACTAACCAGACCTTTAGAACCATCGGTGAACACAGCGCGGCTGGCTGTGAGTGAAGACAACACAGGCTGTGCAGTCAATGTAGCCACACCAGTGACAGCCAATGTGCCACCAATCGAGCCATTACCAGCCAAGAACAAGTCTTTGAACTTCAACGAGCCAGAGCCAAGATCAACAGTGTTGGTGGTCTTTGGAGTGATAGCAGCAGCACCAACTACCACGTCCTGTGTTGGACCCAACACAAGAATGGGAGCGCCTTCACCAGTGGTACCGTCATGGTTGTGACCAGTGGAGCTATTGAATGCTGCCTGAATACCATCGAACTCGTTGTCAAGGTCGGTGGCATTAATGATGTTGCCATCAGCAATGTTGTTAGTGGTGTCTGTACGGGTATAGCCTGCCATATGTTTTCCTTAGCTAGTTAGTTATAACGCATTAGCGTCTGTCGTGTGTGCTATATTCAATGGTTGCAGCATCAAGAGAGAACGGTGGATTCTGTCCATTAGAAACAAACTGAATCGAAACACTAAAGCCTGAACCAATTAGTTGTGTCTCAAACTGTTTAGTCAGCTTATTACCATACACCGTAGTGCCATACTTAGCACCACTGTTACCATAAAAACCTACAGTGCTTGTCTCGTTTGATAACAAAATGGTGGCAGGCTGAATAGACCCTGCGTTGTCGAAGTCAAGCTTCAAGTTAACAGAGGTGGTGACACCCCCTTGTGGGTCTGTATAAAGCACCATCTTGTAGAACGTCTTACGCACACGAGGATCATTGATGTAAACAAAAGGTGTAGCAAATGAAGCAACGATGTTATCACCATCAAAGCTATTACCACTCTCCATCTGATAGACGTATCCATCAATGTGAGCAAACACCAGTGTCTCTGTCTGATTGACATAGTCACTGTCGCAGACATAGGCTTTGATACCAACTGTCTCGGCCCACGCCATAGTGCCTGTATCATTACCAACAGTTTGTGTACCGATGATACCTTTAGCGTTTGATGATGTAACACTGCTGTTATATCCCAACAAACGGTATTGGCTTTTCTGCTTAATGACACAGCTTGCGAATGACGAGCTAGAAGCAATGAGGCTTGTCATCTCTTCCTGAATAGGCTTAGACACCACACCCAAGTTGAAGTCACCAACACGGTCTGTAGCGCTAAGCAGACGCAATCCTTCAGGACCGAGGAAGATGACATCACCACCAATTTCCTCAACAGTGTCAGAAGCAACACAACCTACGTTACGTGTAATAGGCTGCAATACAAAGTCTTGTAAGGTGTTACCTGTCAACTGACTAATTGTTTTATCGGTGAAGATGATGAGGCTTTCACGGAACACAATGATTGCTGTAATGGCTCCACCAACATTGATGACACCAGAACCATTGGCAGCAGAGAAGTCTGAATCTGTGTATGGTGCAGTGAAGACGATGGTTTCACCCTTAGCAAAGAACATCTGATTCTTGTGATAGACAACAAACTCAGCGCCAACTACGTCAGACGGTGCAGACGACAACACTGTGAATGTTGTACCGTTCCATGTGAAGGGGAAGTTGTAGCTGTCAACACCCATAACCTTGTCCACACCAGCAAGTCGATATTTAGCCACACGCAGCTTAAGACCGTTAGCGCGACTAACAGATCGCCAAGTGATAGCAGCGTTATCGGCTGGACTAGACGCTAAAGCAGGATAGATACTAATGGTGGCTGCTGTGGATGTAACAGTTGGCACAGCCAACACCGTATATACCAAAGCAACTCCAGCAATGGAGAAAGTGTCACCGATCTGTGGAACACTGGTCAATCCGTCAACAGCCAATGTCGCACCTGTCTGAGAGCCACCATTGACCAACACAGTACCGTATGAGGGCTTATTGATTTTGGTGTAGCCTGAGCCAGTGGTGGAATATATGTCACCGTTTCTATAGGCCAACACAGTGTCGTCCCAAGCAACAACACCCTTGATGAGTCCTTGATGGCTGGTAAAGGTGATGACTGCTTTATCGGCAGGGCTGGATGCTAACGATGTTGTAAGGGTTAGTGTCGCTTGCTTATATGTACTGTTATAGCTGACACCAGCAGTGGTAATTGTGTAGGTGCCTATGACACCAGCGATGGTGAATGTATCACCGACAACTGGTGCAGCAAACAAGTTGGAGACAAGCAATGTTGTACCTGTTTGGCTTCCACCCTGCACAAGAGGCTCACCGTAGGCTGGCACAAAAGAGCTTGAGTATTTGTCAAAGCCTTCGATACGACGATAGCCACCATCCACTGAAGGCTCAAAGTTCTTCAGCAGTCGTGCGCTACCGGGTGCTTGAGTGCCATGCTGTAAAGGTGACAGGTTTGATACCAGTCCTCCACGAAACTCAAAAGGATATGTCTGCCATCCGTCAGCCATTACTTGACCCTTTCACCAAAGGTCGAGAACATTCCTCGATTGATAGCGGTGGAACGCATGTAGCTGACACGATTGACCAGCATTGTTCGCATACGCTTGATGCCTTCTTCAAACTTATTCTTAGCTAAGTTGGCAGCTTGTTCATTGCTACGAAACATGTATGCGTGATACATAGCACCGTCAATGAGAACATGCTTGAAACGTTCAGGGACAGCAGGGACATCTGTGTCGTTGAGAAGGTCTACAGGAACTCGGTAGTACTCATACACCATTTCATAGGTTTGATCAGGAGCAGGAACAACCAACCACTCCAAGCTAGGAGCATGAACAATGTTCTTGGGGACAGTGAGCTTTGATGTATCGTTTGAGTATTCTTGATCTACAGATCGTTCAAGGTAGTCTTCATACTGCATGATGGTCAGCTTGACTGTGTCATTACCGAGTGTGCTGTCAGCCTTAATGCGGAAAGTGTCGAAGTCAATGGTAGATGCGTCAGACGGGAAAGCATAACGAGTGATACCAATCGACAACGTATCTTCAGCAATCACATGATTGAAAGGCCAGTCTTGACCAGCATCATAAACATCACGCAGCGCAGCATTGACAGAGTCTTTAACTTGCGAATAGAAACCAGTGGCAGTGTCAAAGTTTGCAGAAGTCAGTTCAACTTCGTTAAGTCGTCTGTTCACATCATTGACCAACCCAATGTAGTCGTATGCCATATCATTGTTCCTTAATCTTCAAACGCACAACACGTTCGGCAACACTGCCTGTGCTGTCAGCCATACGGCATGTGAACTTGTAGTCGTAGTTGTCAGTACCGAGTCCAAGATTGATTGTGGCTACACCACCGCTGATGGTTTGTGCAACGTTCTGAATACCGTTGACAGTAGAGCCAGCAGTAATCGTAGTAGCTACACCACTGGCATTATCAACGAACCATGTGATTGAACTAATCGTTGCACCATTGAGAAACCTAGACCAGTCAATGCTGTAGTCTAGTGTTTCATCTTTGTCCTTTGAAGGCCATTTAAACGACATATGTGTCCTCTGTTCCTATTTAAGCCACCATTGCTGATCGGTCAGACGAGCTAGGCTTTCTATACGTGTACACTTTTCTATCTTCGCTCGACACATGTATAGAACGTGTCGATGGTGTAGAAACTCTATCAACATATACTGTTCTGTCTTGCGCTGCTACAACCATTGTCCTGTCGCTACTACTATTACGTCTGCCAACACTGACAGTTCTACGTCTATCGTACAGAGCAGCAATTGCGTTGTAGTTGAAGACGACAGTAGTTATACCAACAACACCGACAACACCAACAGCAAAAACCCCGTCAAAGGTTGGTCTAGCATTGTCTGAGACAGTGACAGAGCCAACATCGGCTGCACCACCAACACCAATTAATGTATAAACATTATCGGCTGCAACAACTACACTACCCAACAAAACCTGTGCAGCAATACCAGACAAAGAAGTGTTGGCTTTTGCGACAACAACCATATCACCAACAGCACCTGTAGCAGCAATACCATCTACAGGAATACGGTTGATTGATCGAACGTCAACCACACCAATAGAGAAGGAAGCTTCAACACCAGTGACGTCTGTGTTGGCATCAGCAGCTACGGTGAGCGAGTCAACGAAACCTGTAGCACTGACACCAGAAAGAAGTGTTGTCGATTTAGCAACAACTGTTGTTGTACCGACAACACCTGTAGCAGCAACACCATCAACCAGAGTTGTGCAACCTAAGCTGAACGACACATTATCATTCAACAAAGCAGAGGCTTGAACACCTGTGATGTTTGTAACAGCTACACCAACAACACCTACACTGCCTACAATGGCAGGACTAACTAAGCTTACAACAACATGATTGGCATCACCTGTAATGACAACACCACTGTCTGATGTAGCAACACCAGCTACACCATCAGGTGTATAGGCTACATTGCTAATGCCATAACGAGCGACACCATAGGTGCCTATTCCGTATATAGCGCCAGAGCGTACAGTTGTTGCCATTTGTACCGCCTATTAAGCGATACGGATGATGGCGTTGGAAGCGTCTGCTACAGGGAACTGCACAACAAAGTCACCGTTGGTCGATGTTTTGTCACCACCAAAAGAGATGACAGCAACAGCGTTGGTTGTACTTGAACCACCGTCAGTGGTGGTGTTATAGATGAGAGCGCCAGCGGCTGTGATGGTGGCGGCAGAGAATGTAGCATCAGCAAAGTCAATGAAGGCTGTGGTGCCGCTACTGGTGGGGTCAATGTTTGTCAATGCAATACCACCTGCGGTGTACCCTGTGCCAACAACTTCGTTACTGGTAGTGTAGTTGGTAGTGGACGCACCAAGTGTCGCAGATGATGTGTACAAAGCAAGTTTAAAAGTGTGACCGCTAGTGGTATTGAAGTCGTGCTTACGCTCCAACAATTCTTTCTTGAAGCTGGTGCAAAGTGCGGAGGTGATAGCCATAATATTTCCTAGTTATAAACAACAAAAGGGAGAGCCTCGTGGAAGACCCTCCCTCTTAGGTTAGCCTAAAAGATTAGGCCAACTGGTCGCGGTCAACTTCGTCGGCAGCAATACGGCCATCAACGTTCATCAACACAGCCCACACACGAGCAACACCAGCAGTGGGTGCAGTGGTAGCAGTGGCAATCAACAAGTCAATAGTGTCAGCAGTAGCGCCAATCACGACAG